ACTAGTTCAGCTTTAGTCATGCTTGAAATATCAATTTCTTCTTCAGCCATTTCTTCAGCTTCTTCAACCAGATCCTCGACCTCTTCTTCAGTTAGTACTGCGGGATCAGGCTCTGGCATTGGAGCTCGCATTTCTCGAGCAGGTTGAGTATCACCATTGAATTCAGCAATTTGCTCTGGAGTTAAAGACTGTCGCTTTAATAGTTCTCCGCTTTTTGATACATAACCACGAGGAGTAGCTATAGCATCTTTTAACCATGATGGTTTAGTCATATTATTTCTCCGTTATTTTATTCTTCGTCAGCATCATCTTGTGCAGGTCCATCAGGTACCAGTGATATATCTATTGGAAAAGTTTTTGTAACTTCTGCAGTAGTAAATGTAGCTGGTATCGCTGGATCTTCATCTGTAGCATCAACTGCTTCAGTTAAAACTGATTCATTATATGTTACGACAAAGGTAACTTCTGTTTCATCGTCATTTATTTCAGAGCTGTGAAACGGAAGCCAAGTTAGATCTGCGGGCGTATCAACATCTGCAGCTACAGCATGTGGAAATGCTGTAGAAAACGATAAGTGTATTGCCATTTCTGATGCAGCCGGATTATCAACTCCTGCAGCCCAAGTATCAATAGAAGCTATTTCATCTGCAGTAGCAATTCGTTGTGCCATAATTATCTCCTACTTTTTAACAGCGCTAGCTGATTTTTTAATTTCGTCAGATGACTTATTTTCAATCTCTTCGCCATCTGTTACTTCAGTATTATCGTCGTGCATTTTTTTGAAGTCTTTTTCTCCTTTTGCACGAGGCTCTTCAGGTGATTCATTAACGTCATCGCTAATTGCGTCAACTGTAGATTTTTTCATGGTAACTTTATATGTTTTATCACCAAACTTAAAATCTTTTTTACCGGCTTTAGCCGCGGCAGCTGCTGCACCCATAAAATCAGCTACATCTTCATCAGCAATAGCTTCAGGTACCCAGCTTTTTCTTTCTACTTTAGCTTCATACATACGATGATATGCTTGAGCTATTGATTTATTAATTTTATCCATTGGTTTCCCCTTTACATGTTCATAAATAATTGACCAGCCCAAGCAGCTGCAGTTACTGTCACACCTATCCAGAATATTCTATTTATAACTCTAACAGTAACCGTTGTTTCATCTATTTTAGTTTCTACCCGATCAATACGATCTGAATGAGTATTTAATCGGTCATTAATTATTTGTCGATCTTCTTCAAGGCCCGCTAATTTTTCCTCAGCACGAGCTAAAGAAATTACCGTTTCAGATAATTTATCTATCTTTTCCTCAATGCGATCTAGTCTACGTTCGTCCCGCATGATGTGCTCTTCCAGTTTTTTATTATCAGACATTTTTTTTCTCTATAAACAACTTTAATTCAGTTAATCCTTTAATAAGCCTGTGATAACCCATTTTTCGAATATGAAATTTGTCACCCTTTTTTATTTCAAAAGGTAATTCATCGTCGTATTGAAATGACCAACCTTTACCTTCTAAAACTTCGACCACACGATCTTCGCGATCTCGATGCCAAACCAATTCAGAGTTATCTATGTCTGATCTAAAGGTTCGCACACTACCATTATCTGTATAAGGATTTACCAAAAGAAGTTTCCGCCTCCTGATAAACCTAATTGTTTTGCATAATATGGAAGACGGCAAGCCCAATACCCCGCTTTAGTCTTATCTTTTTTCTGATCACATTGATGGCGAGCTGCAAAAGAAGCTCGAGCCTCTGGATCATTAATCTTTGCTTTTAAGCCTGATGTATCACCAAACTCAACTTTAATTACGTTACCCTTATCATTTTTAACGTAAACATAAAACTTTTTGTTTCCTCCGCGGCGAGGTTCATTCAATTCAACTTCTTTGCCTTTATATTCTGCTTCCATTAAAGGACAATCAATAGGTACAATTTCTCCATTATAAACGCTGTATGTTCCTATCTCAGTTTCTTCTAGTAAAAACTTGTCAACACCCTGTGGTGAATAAGTTCCTTCTTTCATTTGTGTTCTAGCTTCATTAAATAAATCATAATAAGCTTTAGAACCCAAACGAAAAACATTCTCATTTAATTGAATGTTATTATTTATGTGGTATTCTAAGTTCACTTTTGGACTTTCGTTATGTTCTTTAAATGTTATCATCCGCCAAACTCATGACCCGCTACTCTCTTCATTTGCTTTTTGAATTCTGCAAAGTCGGGTTTTGATTTATACAATTTAATAGAGATTTCAGGACGATCTTTTCCTTTAATTCTCCACTTATATCCTTTTTCTTTATGCTCAGGTTTAGTGGTCTTGACAACTCGGCGTTTATAACCAGCTTCCCAAGATTCTGAACCTTCAGTAAATTCCAAAAAAGTTTTCATTACTTCTTTTTACCTTTTTCTTTAGCCATCAATGCAGCTAATTTACCAAGGGTTGCTTTATCTTTTGAAGAAATATTTGCTTTCTTTTTATCGTCCATCCGCTTTTGCATTGATTTACCATATGCTTTAGTAGATTCATTTTTATCTCTACGCTTAGCTGCAAGATAAGCTGCAATAGCCATTTCCTTACGCTCTTCTTCATCTTTGCCTTTGAACTGTGGAGCATCAGATGCTTGAAAATCTTTAATCCATTGACCCATACCATCTGAAACTTTCAATACTTCTTCCAATTCTTCTTTTGGAATTTTGAAAGGAGCTTTTTTCAAAGATACTTGACTCTTTGGCTTAGCTTTTGCTTTAGCTGATGCAAGAGCTTTTTTGATTTCTTTTGGTGTTAGTTTTCTTTCGTCAACTTCTTCTTTGAATGATGCTTTATATAAAGCTAAAGCCTTTGCATACTTTGGATCTTTCATAAAACGTTTTGTTTCACGATCATCCGGATTGTCAGCCATCATTCGTACAGAGGGTTCGTCCAGTCCAGTCTGTTTCATATATTTTTTATATGCATCAAACTTTTTACCATCTACTGCTCGGCCACTGAATTTACTTTTCATTGGAGTCATTGAACGAGAAATTTCAGTAACTTCTTCTTTTTTAGGTTTTTCATGGGTATAACCCATTTTTGACATACGCTCATGATCTTCTGGTTTTTCAGCTTTATAAGCTTTACCAGTTTTTGGATCATACATCATGTGCGGCTTGAATTCTTTTTCTTTCAGCCGTCCCATCATATTGCCATATTGCTTTTTATTCACCGATTTGGCAGATGCACTCGGTCGTTTTTTACCAGAAGCTTTTCGATCTTTCTTTTTGTCAGCTTCAATTTCTGCTTTTGTAGCTGGTCGATATTTTTCTTCTAATTCAGTAGATTCATTATAACCAATTTTAGCATGAGATAACGCCGTCATTACTTTCATAATTTGACGCACATTCAAGCCGGAATCCATCATAGCTTGGTTAATGTCACCCCATTGATATAATTCTTTATCACCGCGGCGACTATATTTACCAGCTTTTTCTTCTAGTTCTTCTACATCTTCGTTCATTTTTCCAGCCATATTAGCATGTAAACCTTTTGCTTTTTCGTGCAAAGCTGAAAGTTTATTTTGCATCCACTCAGGAAAATCATTATTTCCTTCTAAATACTTAATAACATCATCAGCAACATAACCTATAAATTTTGCTTGATCCATTGCCATAGAGCTTTCATCGGGTGAAGCAGGATCTACTCGATCTTCTCCAGGAGTAGCTTTTTTATAATTATTGACAATTTCATCTGTACCTACTTCTAAGGCACCGAAATCTTGTCGTAAATTTTTTAATTTTTTCATTGATTAACCTCGTACTTTAGCGGCAAGATCTTTATCAGCTCCGCCCCATGTGCCTTTCGATTTAGTTGCGAATGAATTTACTCTAGCAAGGCCCCATTGTGCCGGAGTTGTTCCTGGTCTGTGGCCAGTTCTCCATGCGGCGACTCCTCTATCAAATACTTTTTTCAATATTCCATATGGAATACCAGATTTTTCAGCTTTATTCTTTAATGCTTTTTTAGTGTTTTCTGATAAATCTTTTTCTTCGCCAAACATATCTTTGAATCTTTTAGTATGCTTTGACGTTTTAGTTTTAGCTCGGGCATCACCTGGTGCCGGCTTATAAGCAGCAGGATTATCATCATCCATTTTCGCTTGCTTCTTAAATTGAGCAGCGCGTTTAGAATTTGTGGATTTAGATAAACCTTGGGCATATGATTTTTTCATGCCCGAATCTTTATCTTTTGGTTGTTCTTTTCTTTCTTCTAATTTATCTAAATCAGAAGGCCAGCAACGATGAATCTCGCTTTTAGATTCAACAACAACATAATTTGCTCCGAGCTTTATAATTTTACCCATAATATTATTATGACGTCGAAGTACTACTTCTTCTCCTACTTCAAATAAATTATGGTTTACATAAGCTTCTCTAACTTCAGATACTGGTTCAAGTTGCACATGATTTTTATAGTCTGAAGCTTCTTTAATGCCCATTGCTTTTCGCAAATTATCAAATAGATCCTTACCTGCTTTGAAACCTTTTGGCAAACCTTTTGCAAAGGTAGCATAGTCATTATCGGCTGCAGCTGCTCTCATTTTTGAGGCTGACATACCTGATACGTCATCAGCATCTGGATCTCTTTCACCAGCAGATACAACATTGATACCATCTTCAAAGTTGTACATACCATGACGAGATTTTACGCCGTTATACTTATTTGTTAAAGAAGAAAATTCATTGACACGATCTGAACCAACGACCATAGTTACTTTGGTAAATCCTTGATCATATAATCTTACTAAAATATCTAACGCAGTGCGAATTCCTTTATCTGCCATGATTGCTCGACCATGCTTAGGAAACATCTTACGCATGACTTTTACTTTAGTAGAAAAGTCTAATGGATTCTTTTTGGGATCTTGTGATTGAGAAGCGTACACACGGTAGTTATTACCTTTGGCCAAGGAAGCTACTTTATTAATTAACTTCTCATGGCCGCTGGTGGGGGGATTAAAACGACCAAAAGTAAACACTACTTCTTTAGTGTCTTCTGAAAGATATTCAGTAAAAGACTTCATAGTCATCAATTACTCTCCCTTATTAGTTTTTAGTTTAGCGCGGTCAGCAGCTTTAACTTTAGGGAGTAACTTCTTCGCAATTCTTTTAATTGCGCCTTTTTTCTTATCAAGCTGTTTTTCAATATTGGCGCGGGCTGCATAAGAAAGTTCAGCTTTGTCTTTATCTTTAGTAATTTTTTTGACTAAGATATTACGAGCTTGTTTTTCGGCTCGCTTCTGAAGTTTTTCTTTTGATGCTAGTTTTTTGGCAGCTTTCTTTTGGCCAAGTTTGATCTTAGCTTTATTCTTACGCATTGCCATTTTCATCTTTTGACGTTGGGCTTGCGTAAGTGCTTCCTCTACATTTTGGCGCTTTTGGGTTTGCTTAGTGCCAGTTGCAGTATAATCAACTGCTGTAAAGTCTTTGAATGAATACATTTCTTCTATTCCCCATTAAGAACGAGACGCTGTGTCCCAACCTTTTAATATATCAGGCGAGAAGTTATTGTAGGAGAATTCTAATCTATCTACAATTTTAACTGCTCCACCACCAATGCGGTCTATAGCGACAAAGCCTTCTTGGCCGGTAACTTTAAACCCGTTTTTAGTTTTAACAAAGGTATCAATTGTTTTTAATCTATCAAGTTTATTTATAATAATTAGTTTCGCAACTACAATAGCTTTTTGCAAATCAAACACTAATTTTAGATTTTTCTTATTTTTTTCAGAAAAGAACGATAAAAATTCATCTCTTTTTGCGTATTGAACTTTCTTACCTTTATCAGTAGTTCTTTTATCAGCTTCTTTTTGAAACTTATCAGCAATAAATTGAATAAGATTATCTACATGTTTTTTAGTATCTTTTACAGCTTCGCCTTTTCGTACATATTTATTACCATGTGTTTCAATCATTTTTGCAAAATCTGGATTCTTTTCAATTTCGCGAAGTGTAGATCCAGCAATCTTTCGAAAGATCTTTCCAGCTTCTGATAAAGCCTTTGTTACTTCTTCAGTATCTTTTTTTGTAAATGTTGCAGTGCCTGATAGATCTCTCATTGTGGCTGTTTCAGCCCAAACAGATGAAAGCTTTTTGAATTTATCAACGTCAACTCCGTAAGAAGCTTTCATAGTCTCGAAAGTAGCTCCATCATACGACGTATGAAAGACCACTCCGATACGCGCTTTCTTAATGCGCTTAGCTTCGGCGGAATCCACGGGAACAGCATACATAATGGTGTTAGGATGAAAAGTGAGAAACTTTTTACCATCAATCGTATCAGTTTTGAGATCGTTTGAAGTAAACATAATATCACCTTGCACGACGCCTCGGATACCAAGTTTACTAAGTTCATCAAACGCGATTTTAAGTTTGGTTTGTAAGTCTCCACTTGTGTCTTCTTCGATGTCAGCATGAGATTTATACACCTTTGGATTCTTGTTAAAAATGCCTTTTTTGGCAACAAAGAATTGACCATCACCTGGGTCAATTCCAGCGAATACAGCAGGGGCACCATCCCATTTTACAGTTACGTCAGTAGAACCTTTGGCGTTACCTGCTAACATATCACGAAGAGAGCGCAAAGCCAATATAGCATCTCTTGCGCCCTTTACACCACCGTAGATCACTTGATCTTCAATGTGTGTCATATGAGTATTTTTTTCTTCAGATAGGTAAGACTTAAAGGTTTGCATTTTATTTCCTATTGATAAATTTTTACAAATGCTGACGAATCGTCTGAACTTGAAGCAGCGTAATTTACAATTGCATTAATAAATGCATCTGCTTTCTTACCTTTATTAGTATTCAAATAATGAACAACCATAACTGCTCCTAACTTGGCCGAAAACCAACCGGCATCTTTACTTTTAGCTTCTTCTAAAAACCCATCATATGTTAAAGAGGGGTCAGCTGATTTTGCCATTTTAAAGAAATATTGTAAAGATCTTTTATCTCCTTTAGCTAGTTTTTGAGCTATTGATTTAATTGTAGAATGTGGTGAAATATTGACTCCCATATATCGTTTTGCTGCGGCCATAATAACACCCCAGCCAGCTCCACCGCCTCTTGCAGTTTTACCACTAATTTCGATTTTATTAGCACCAAGGTAGTTATTAGGTCTAATTTCCATAGAACCACCGGTAAATACTACTGATCCACCTTTATTTGAAAAGAATGAACCGCGGTTAGTTTTTGCTGCTGCCGATATAAACTTTTGTTTTTGAGGAGATCCTTCAATATTATATTCTTTCGCTTTAGGATCTTTTTTAACAAGTTTAAGTGAGATACCTACAACTTTACGTTCTTTGAAGAGTCGTAAAATAGAATTGTTTAATGCTGCAATTGAAGAAATATCTAACTCTTTCTTTAGGTCTACACCATCTTCAATAGCCCAGATATCGCCTGGATTCCATTTGTCATCTGTGAGTTCTTTAAGACCCGAATTTTTGAAAGCTTGTTTCTTTGCAGTCTTATAAATGTAATTCATTTCCTTTGAATCGCGATGTAACTTGTGCTTTTTAGTAGCATATCCAGCTTTAATAATTTTTTGCGCAGAAAGATACGCTGAAATTGCCCATCCTGGCTCCATTGAAATCATATCATCAAATGATGTTTTACCTACATCGATACGTTTCATCGTCTTTTTCAAAACAGATGGAGTAAAAAATTCTACTGGTTGATTAGCTCCATATTCTAACATTGCTGCTAACCATAAACATTGACCAGATTCTGTTTGAGCAGTATTATCAGTTCCGCCACCGGCTCCTGATCCACCACCAAACATAGCAGATTTTCCTATCTTAGATGAAGATAACTTTTTACCATCGACTGTGATTAATTCAAAAGGTTTTGAATCGTCTTGAAATTTTACAAGAGCTTCTAAGTTTTCATGATTATTAGCAAATACAACTTCTTTATTATCTACTGTCGGTACTTTAGTTCCAGCAATAATTGCTTTTCTCAAAATTTCGAGTCTAGGCTCTTTTGTAGTTGAATTTGGCTTCTTTAGTTCTGAGGGTATAAGAGGTCGCATGCCTTCGTCCAGCTCTGTATAAATTTTGAATCTAATCATCGAACAATCATCTTTCTGAGTGTTTAGTTAATACTATTTATACGTTATAGAACTTCAGTGAAGCACTCAATAGCTAATTCTTTTTCCAATTTGAAAGCTTCTTTTTCCCAAGGAGAATCTTCGTAATTAAAATTTTCTGGATAGACTTTTTTCTTCCAACGAACTCGACCATCTTCGGTGTAAGACATTTCTTTTCGAACATATTGCTTAAGGTGAGTTAACTCATGGCAAAGAGTAGAAACTAGATCAAACATTCGAAGATTGCGATCAACTTCGATTTCAAAAGTTCGGTCATCATCAGTTTGCATGCAGTAGCCATAAGCACCATTTTTTTCCATGCAATTAGTAAACTTGACAGTAATGTCAAGAGTACGATGACGTGGCAACATTTTCTTAATGTACCATCCAACGGTCTTTTCTGCGAGGTCCTTGACCTCTTTTTTACCGCTGATAAAGTGTAACTCGTTCATAACCATAACTCCATTTTGTAAGTATATTCTACCACAGGTAAATGCAAATGTACATAGGCAAACGGAAAATAAAAAACCTTTAGAATCAACAACTTAGAAGAGGAGAGCTCTAAGCCATTGATTCTAAAGGAAAAATAAATTGTAATAAATTGTAACAGAAAAAAGTTATATAAATCAATAACTTGGAGGTGACGGTGGGATTCGAACCCACATACTACGGATTTGCAATCCGCTCCGTAACCAATTCCGGCACGTCACCGGTTATTTTCCTTGGCCTCGATATTTTTTGAAGCTACGTTTTTTAGCTTTATTCATCGAGCTTTTTTTGACATTTCTCTGTCCAATTGAAGTTTTCTTATTAATAGTAAATAATTTCAAGATCCTAACTCACCTTCTCTGTAAATACATATTGATTGCATATTTGGAGGAAATCTACCATCGATTCCTCCAGCTGTTACGACTAATTGTTCTCTATCCATAAAACAATCGTACATAGTTTCATACGTAGCAACTGCCGTAGCTTGTAAAACACCTTCAACAAAAACTAAAAATACTAATGTCCACATTGGTTCGCTTGTGCCCTCTCAATGGCTCTTTGACGCTCTTCTTCTGTCATAGGTCTTATTTCTTTATTAACCATAGGGACCACGCCGATAAATGTATGCATCAACGCGTTCTGCAAGTGGCAAAGGAAGCGATCGGCAATAACGACGCACTCCATGACGATGACCTCGCCCTTGGCACTTGACACGAAATCGATAATCGTATCCATCTTCGCGAAGCATTTTGTTCATCTTTGTAACCATCTTACGAAGTTCTTCTAGTTGAAGCATATCATCTGCAGACTCATAATGAAAAGTGCCAACATAAGATGTACTATAACGATCGTTAGAAATTTGAATACCCATTTTTTTTCCTCACTCTTGCCGAAGAATTTCTTCAGCTTCATTAATATTAATAATACCTTTAGCAGTCAAAATTGCTAAAGTTTGTTCAATTCCTTCATTAGTTCCATTTACTCTACCTTGATGATACGACGTTTTACCGTGGTGTATCATAGCGATTAAAAAGAAAGCGATTAAAAGCCCAATTTGAAATGTACTAAGTATCATTTATTTTACCCATACGTGGTTAAATTTATTTGGAAGATTCTCACAACTATATTTATCATCTGGATTATAGTTGATTACTTTTACACACTCATCAGTAGAATAACTAAACCAAACATCTGGCATTCCAGCTGCGTCTAAAATCGCAAAGGTAATCATTGCGCCTAAGATTCCCCAAAGAATCGCTTGATATAAAGTTTCAACTTTCATTATACTACCTTAATTATTTCCCAAGGTGAATTCATATGAGCTGGTCTCTGAAGAGTTTCAGCCACGTGATTTGGAAAAGCTTCTCGATAAACTCCAAAAGCTTTTATTGTTTGATTTTTTTGAGAATACGGATTGCGAACAACAAAAGTACAAAATTCTTGCCAGTTCAATCCGAGAAATTCCATATCTTTTACTAAGATTTTATAAGCAGTTTTAAGTTTCATGAAATAAAGCTCTCACCAGTGAAAACATTTACGATTTTTTGACCAGGACCAAAAGCCGCTCGAGCTTCAAAACGTTCTTCAGCAATTTCCTCTTCAGAACGATTAGCTTGAGCTTTAACATATTCAGCAATTGCTATACGATCTTGTTCTTCCTTAGCAGCAACTGATAACTCTACATTTTCTTGAGAGATAAAACCAGCTTCCATGAAGTCAGTCAACATATCTTCAAACGGGGAACGATTGTTTGATTTCCAAAGTACCACACCATCTTGAATGTAGGCATCTTCAAATTTTTTCTCAAGTTTTTCAGCTGAGTAACCAGTGAAAGTTTGTGTTCTTGAATCCCGAATCATGATGTTCTCCTATCAATTTATAATAATATTCTACACCATCTAACTAGGAATGTACACAGTTTTTTTCAAAAAAATGCATTTTTATTTTTCAATAAAATCAATAACTTAGAGCTGCTGTAACCCTAAGTTATTGATTTATATACGAAAAGAAATTGTAATAAATTGTTACAAATCTTTGATTATTGGGAAGATTTTGCCGATTGCTAGGCCAATTTCTTTGGCAAGAATCATATGCTCAAGTTGAGTGCCATTAGAGGATCTTAGTTCTACATAGTGAATCCAACTACGGATTGTACCATTGACATACAATTTTGATACTGTATTTCCTTCTGGAAGCACCGCTCGAGCTTGTTCTTTAGCAATACCATTTTCAATTGCCCATTCATAAGCATCTTTAGCAGCATTGATTACCATCTGTTGTTTTATATCCCAATCACGTTGGAGAAATAAATCATCAGTTTTTACACTATTTTGACGATTTTTTTCGTCTTGTAATCTTGCTTCTCTTAAGACAAAATGGCTACCAAGATCGCGCACGTCAGCATACCGCTGAGAAAACTCCTGAAAACTAAACGATCTATGTCGTAAGAATTGTCTTGCGATGTCTCTCGTCGTTTCAACTTCGATACACGCGGAGGCCATTTCGAATGGCGACCAGTGTTTGTGTTTGATGAGATATTCAAGTAACTTTCTCGTTGTTTTGGTGTTAGCTTGGTTTTGTGGGTTTGAGACACGGGCGCAATACGCGATGAGGTCTTCGATGTTATCCAATCCCGACGTTCCAAGTTCACCTGCGTGGATTCGAAATGTGGGTTGGCTATGCGAGATAAGCTTGGCATGCATTTATATCTTAAATCCTTCAAATTTCTTTATGTTATGTTGTGAATAATCGGCCACAGGAGGTGTTTGCCCTGAGTCCATTATTTTTTGAGCAGATTGTTCTACATCAAATAATTTCATTTTTGATCGATCAACACCAATAACGAATCTTTTATTCGTAGACGGATCGTTATATCTGTTTTTGAGTTGTTTAACAAGTATTTGTCCAAGGCCTTCGAGCTCTTCGTTTGAGATGAGGGCGAACATAAGATCAGCTGTAGCAGGTAATCCAAATGATTCTGACGTGTCTTCAAGGCCGACATCCGAGTTTGAATATCCTGATCGAGTTGTTTGAGTCGCTGAGACAATTGGGACATCGAATTCAACGGCAAGTCCTCTAATTTCCTCAGCAATCGCTTTGATATAGGAGTATGAATTAATGGCACCGCCCATTCCTTTCATACGCGAAGATGCGCAAATATTAAGGTAGTCAATAA